GATGAGGAGAAGAACACATGACATACGAGGAGTTTCAAGAATATGTACGTGCCAAGTGTTTGTACGAAACAATTTATAGCGATAGCGATGGGCGGGAAATACTGATCATTCGGATGCTAGATGCGTATGCGCTGATGAACAGAATGCCAAAGCATTGGATGGAAGCGGATAGAAAGGAGCGCATGAAATGAGCATCTGGGATAGCTTGAAGGAAGAAAAATTGATGGACTGGGGCATCGTGGACAGGCACAGAAAACGTGCCTACGGTGAAGGGTTCCGTGATGGTATTTTAGTGGGTAGTCTGATTGTCGTAGGTCTTGGAGGAGTGCTGGCGCTATGGATAAAGTAAGTGATACGGGCCTGATTGAACGGTTGCGCTACATTGCTGATACCGATGACGGACGGTTTAGCGGGATTGACCACACGCTGAATGAAGCCGCCAACGAACTCGCCGCCGCACAAGCGCGAAGCAACCTGCTTGCCTGTGCGTTGAGATCGCTGTTGTCAAAATGCGCCTGTTGCGGCGGGACAGGCGAGGTAGGCACTGGGATAATACAAATGGAGCACCCAGCCATGATGTCGTGCTTTGTGTGCGCGGGTGAGCGCGGGATATTGTTGAAGGAGTGCGGGAAATGAACCTGACACCTTTACTAGCTTTTTCAACACTGGAATTCTGCATAATCGTCGCATTTATTTTTGGTTACTTTCACATGGAAAAGAAAGAAAACCAAATGCGCGAGGATTGGAACGAGGACTTGATCGACTTGGGTATTGCTTGGCGCTTATACGTTAAATCAATCGGCGGGGATTGGAACGTCTACGTCAAGAGCCGGCGCCGGTTTTACGAGCAGTTTAATGCAGGGGAAAATTCCCGCCCACGGGATTAAGCGCACCCGCCGGCGCAGCGGAGAAGGATTCTGTGCCGACAGGCACATGATCGCCGTTCCACGGGCTTTCGTTGATCGGGCCGTAGCAGGAGGCCAACTTCACGCCGTTGACGGGTTTAGCCTGGATTTCGCAACTGAACGACCACATATTCGACATGCCGGATTCTTTGGTTGTTACAAATTTAGTTACCGTCATTGCAGTGACCGCCCAGGTAGGCGCTTGCGGGTAGCTGGTGATGGTTGAGAACAGGCTCCAGACTTTACCCGGCGCGGCCTTGCAGGAGCCGTTCATCAGCGACAGGTCGGCAATGCCTTTGCCGGTCAGGATTGGACAAACCGCCACGCCCTCGGCAAACTTTTTTCCGTTGACTACGATCGTCTTGCCGGTCGGCGTTGTGCTGGACGCAGCGCACAGGGCAAATTGGCCGTTACAGATAGCCAGGTCCATAGCCTGCGCTGAACCGACCATCAGTGCAAAAATAAGTAGGGTTTTCATGCGATCATTCCTTCTGCGGTTTGTTTGACTTCAGAAACCCGGCGCAGCCATCCTTTGCCAAATACGTCAAACGTCTGCAAGCCACGGTAAAAGTGCTCTTTTGCCGCGCTAAATTTTTCTAGGAAGTGATCAGGATCGGCGTTGACCGACACGCCGATCGTGGCCGGCCCGACAATGCCGTCTGCGGCTGTTCCTAGCGCCGCCTGCATGGTTTTGGACGCCCTGCTGACGCCAGCGTTCACCGCGAAGTCAAAGACCGCGTAATCGACGCCTAGTGGCAATTCATCACACTTGCAGGCATCCCAATACCGCGTCTTGTAAAACGGCGCCACAATCTCGGGCGTCAATCCGCGCATCTCGGCCTCGTCAACCGGGTGCCCGACATAGGCTTCCCACGCTTTTTTAGTCACGCCTAAGTTAGTCATGCCGCCGAAGTCGGCGTTGTGATTGGAAAATCCACCTTCCGACTTCAGCACCAACGCCAAAGACGCCGGCCAGTTACTTAGCATTTTCTTCGCCTGAGTTTGAGAATTTTATACCCGCCAACAAGCCAATAAACCCGCCAATAATTGTCTGAAACGCGGGGGCTAGAAGCTTGAAAATGTCTTCGTTGTTCACCTCTTTGTCGAACAAGCCAACGCACAGGGCAAACACCATTCCGACGATTACAATGCACAGCGTAAAGCTGACCATGACCGTCACAACAAATGTCAGCTTTTCTTTCACCGCTTGCCCTCGGCGCCCTTGACCTTCTCGACCGAGCGCATAACGCCTAGCCCCAACATGCCCATTAGAATCTGCATCGTCAGGTCGGTATCTATGACCGGAAACTCACCGCCATAGCCAAACCAGACTTTAGCCGCAAACCGCGCAAACGGTTCGACCAGCGCAGCGTAGGCCAGCCCCGCACCGCACACCCATCCGATAGCCGGGCGCCACCCCGCCACAAACCAGTTGGTAGATTTAGCTTCCTCGATGTTGGTCTGGATTTGCAGCTTTGCTAGATCGGTTTCTGCGGCAAGTTGCGCCAGTTCTCCGTTCTGCTGCATACGGGCAAGCTCTAGCGCCGCTGCGGCCTTCTGCGCCGGATCGGGCCATAAGCGGTCGATTAGACCTTTGCCTAAATCGAAGATGCCCGACAGCAAAAGTGGATTCATTTGTCTGCCTTGGCCTCTAGCTTCTCAAATATCTTTGCCAGCATCGCTTTGATGTCCCTAATGTCCTCGCGGTAATCGCTACGCAGAACATATTCTTTCGGTAAGTCCTCGCGCAGCGAAGCAAGATCGGTTTTGAGTTCCTTAACCGCCGCCCACAATTCACGCGCAAACCAGCCAAGGACGGTAAAGCCGCCGCCGAGTAAAGCGTTTATTAGGTGCTGGTTTTCCATTGGTAATATTCTTTTCGCGGTTGTGTTTTAAACTACTGCGGGGCAAGAGCGTTTTGCGGTTGCGATTGTGAAAGCTGGTTAGCTAGCACACCACCAGTCAGCATATTTTGCCTGCGGGCGGTAGGAGTTTTTGACGCCGACGGTTCTACAATTTTAGGTTGCGCCTTGGCTTGCGCTTTAGCGATCATCGCCGCCGCCGAGGGGGAGTTAGCAAGCTCAACGCCAATTTGCGCGGCCAGCTTATCGTCCGTTAACCCCTTAAGCCTACGCATAACAAAATTCACTATGCTCCCGACGTGGCTTAAACTTGCCAATGCCGGGCCAACAGACTCCGTAGCTAAATTTCCAACACCGCCGCCAGCGGCCACACCTTTTGTAGCTAACTTATCAAAGCTAATACCTCCGTCTATTTCGGCTTGTATTTTTTGCACCGTTGCCCGGACTTCCGGCAACCCCTGGGTTAAATCGGCAACGCGCTGTTCTGTGCCCAACGCGTTTGCGGGCCGCGCCTTCTGCGCGTCGTCTATCAGCGAACGCACCCTAAAGGCTTCTTTAGCGTTAGCCATGATGCGTACGGCAGTAGCGGGATCGGCAGCGCGCAACGCAGCCATGATGGGCTTTTCGTTAGCCGTTAATTCCGCTAGCGTTTTTACGTCTTGCAACACACCGCGCGCTAACGCCGCTTTTGCAGGGTCGTCCATACGCTGAAGGACTTGCCCCATTGTCGCTTCATCTTTAACTACTTTTTTGCGTAGATCGGTAACGGATTTAAAATTTAATTCTCTAGTTATTGCGTTTAAAGCGTCGTTTTGCGTTTTAAATTCAGCGGTAATTTTGCCCGGTATAGCCGTACCTGTTGCCTTTAGTTCAGCGGCGGTTTGTTCTAACTTTTGCGCGCTGCCGCCAAGACTTTCCAGCCGTTGCGTCAGACCCAAACCAGCCTTATCCAGCGCGGCCAATTCAAACTGATGCGCGTCCATCCAATCTTTATGTGGTTTCTTTCCAACAACAACCGCAGCGCGGTATTCACCTTCTACGCCAGCTTTGATCGCTTGCAACGCCACGGGCGATTCACCAAACGCCGCAACCGCGCGAATAGCATCTTCTTCGCTGCTCAGTATTTTCTTTGTCACCGCGCTAGGCGCCAGTACTTGCGTGCCGGTGGCGCCTTCACGTTCTAGGTTAGCCACCCACCCTTTTAAGAACGGCTCGACTACCTTTGTCCGGTGCAACGTGCGGGCGTCTTTGTATAGCTGGTTAGCTTCTTTAGACACGCCAAGTTCAATAGCTTGTTCAGCCGCCGATTTAAGCTCCATTAAATTTTTGCGCGTCATGTTTGACAGAGAATCGGTATTTCCCCGAATAGACGCCAAATCGGTGTTCAAGGCTTTTATCAGCTTATCTGCGCCTTCTAACGTCACCATTGCGGGCACAGGTGCGGGGGGCAGCGCGCCCGGTGCGGCGGGCGGGGCGCCAGGCACAGGTTCTGGCACCTTAGACCCATACATCCGCAAGGCTTCTGCGGTATACGGTGCAATCCGCGCGTCAAGTTGCGTAGACGGATCGGCGGCTAATTTCTTGGCCGCAGCTTCTACCGGCGCAAAACTAAACGGTTCAGTTGATTTTTCAAACGCCGCCTTATACGCGGGTTTAACTATATCAGTGCGCGCGGTCTGCTCTAAGGCTTTGCGCTCAGTCGTAAGCGTTTGACCGACTTGCATCTGGCGGGGGTTTAACACGCTTGCAGTTAGTTGATTTTGTTGCTGCGCCAACGCGGTTTCAGCGGCTTGTTGTTCAGCCGTTAGCACCCCCGTTCTTGCGGCTTGTTGCCCCGCCAACGCGGCTTGTTCTTGCGACAACGCGGTGTTTACCGCAGTGTAAGGTAGTTCAGGCGCGCCGGCGCTAGGCGGCAAATTAGCTTCGTTAAGTGCGTTAAGGTTTGTGCTAGCACCCGCTAGCTGATTGGCTTGGCCTTGCTTTAGCGCCAGTTCTCTTGCGCTATAAATGCCCGCCAACGCGGTGTTAGCGTTTTGCGATGTTTTAGCCATTGCGGCTAACCCTGGGCTGTTCAACGCAACCGCGACTTGTTCGATGGTCATGCCCTGCTCTAGCATTGCTATTGCCTGGCTCATCTTGGCAATATCGGGCGTGCCCTTAACGGGGTCGGAAGTAAACGCGGCGGTAATAGCGCGGTTTTTTATCGCTTCCGCGCCGCCGGGGAGCGCCGGTTCTATAAGGTTATACCCTACGCCGGCTACTTTTTTTACCGCGCCGGCGCCTAAGTCTACCGCCCGCTGAACACCGGGCACGGCCAACGCCATATTTCCGGTTACACGCGCTACCGGGCCAACCGCTGCTAACGGGTTTGTGTATTGCCCCGCTGCGCTTAACACTTTGCCGGTCGTGGACAACGCGCCGGAAGTGCTAGCGGCGGCTTCCATACCCGGAAGCCCCGCCATAGCGCCGGCCACGATCGGACCGCGCGAAGCAACACCCAACCGCGTTGCTGCCGCGCCACCACCGGTAAATAGGATTGAAAGGTCTGCCACCGCGCCTACGGGATCATTGTAAAGCGTAGTTTTTATTTTTTCCCACGAACCATATCGTTCTTTAAGAAAACCACCCATTGCATTAGCGGCATCAACAGCGCGCTTAACAGACGCTGCTTTTTCAGGGCTGTCGCCTGAGTTAACAAAATCAACAACGGCTTTTGGTAACGCGTTTTGTGCGGCACCCGCACCAATATCCAATATACCTCTAGCCGTGTCGATAGGACTCATAACCATACCGGCTATACCTTCGGCCAAACGACCCACAGAGGAAGGTATATTCGATACAAAACCACCGACACTACGGCCCGAGGGCACTCCAGACTCTGACGCAGGCCGCGCGGTGTTAAGGTCAAACCCACCCGACGCAGCAGGTTTGGCTGTGTTGAGATCAAAAGCCATTATTGCGCCTCTTTGAATGATTTGCGATCCGGGCTAACCCATGCGGTATTGCCCGCCGCATCCGTTTCAAACGTCCAATTTGCGCCTACGCCGGCAGGTCTTGCAGCGGTGGGCGGCGGCGCAACCGCTGGCGCGTTTTGACTTGGTGCTAACGCAGCCCGTGTTTGCGGGGTTAAGTAACGTTGTTGAAAATTTGTTTTTCCGGTAGCGGCGCTATACTGCTGCTCTAAACCACCTAACTGACCACCCAATAGTTCTTTGTATTGTTTAATTACACCCTGTAACTGCGCGGGCGACGATTTTGCCATGATGGTATCTTTAAGTGCTTTACGATCCGCTAGCGCGCCTACACCGGGAACCACCGCTGCAACAATTTCATCGGCAACTAATTCTTTAACCGCGTTAAAATTGGTAGGCGCAGCTTTTCCTGTTTCGCGTTGCCACGCTTGTTTGAACTGGTTAAACACGCGTATATCGCCTGAATTCAACGCCGCCGCTGCGGTGTCTAGGGTTGCCAAATGGCTTACCGCTACGTTAAGCGAACGTGTCTTATCACCTTGCTTGCCGGTGCCGAATGATTTTTCAGCCGTTGTTTGTAGCCCATAATCGCGCGCGTTGTATTCGGGGTTAAGTTTCATTACCGCGTTCATAATCTTATCCGCGTTAATACCCGTAGCCGGCGGTAGATTGCCGTTGGCTATATTTTCAGCGCGCGTAGCGTCTACATCGGTAAGCGTTTGTCTTGCCGCTATGCGTGCGTTGGCTAGATACTGTGTTCTGGCGCCGGCCTGTTCAATACCGGTGTTTGTAAAGTCAATCTCTGGATTGGCTTTAAGTAACTTGGCGAACATCGGTGCAGACGTGCTATTTAACCGATCAACCGGTATACGACCACTGGCAACCCCTTGGGCAACCAGTTCAATATCTGCGGGGTCAACCAAACCAAGTTTAGGTGCGTCTTGTGCTAGCTTAAGACGAGCTTGCGCTACGCTAAGCTGCCCACCGGCAATATTGGCTAGTCTGTTTAACCGTTCGGCTTCCCGTTCTAACGCCGCAATTTCGGCGGGCGGCGCGTTGCGCGCTTTTGCCGCTGCAATATCTACTTGCAACTTAGCTAACGGCGATTGCGGGACCGCACCTTCGCTGCCAGAAACAATAGTGGCAGGGCCGCCCATACCGGGTACAGATATTACGCGTGCTTTACCATCTACGGTTTGCGATAAGTTTTGCGATTTATTCATTTCCGCAAATTTTTCTACGCCTAGTTTAGACTCGTTAATGAGCTGTTCCAAACCGCCAGGTTGTTGTAGCGCGGCGTTAATCCGCGTGCGGGATTGCTCCATAGTTACGCCCCGAGCTGCAAGTAACGGGCCGAGAACAGGGTCAGCATGATTGGCTTCGTGCCAAGTAATGTATTGTTGCGCCGCGCCAGAATCGGCGGGGTTAATGCCTTCCAACATACTGCGGGACTGTTTAAGTTTGTCTTCAGCTAATTTAACTTTTGCATTGGCAAGCGCAATAGGCTGAAGGGCAAGTTCGCCTTCAGTTTTTCTTTGCGTTAAGCCAGATGTTAGTAAATCGTTAGCTTCTTTGACTTTACCGACGCTACGCAACACAGCAGCTTGTTTTTCAAGAGTATCCGCACCTTGCAAACCGGCTAGCATCCGATTTGTCAGTTCATCTTCCCGCTTTGCTTTGCCCAAAGTGTATTGAGCCAGCGCGTTCTGATTTTCCTGCGCCCGAGCCACCGCCGCTTGATCCATACCCGACGCAAACGCATTACCAATCGACTGCGAGCCGGGCGGAGTCAATAGTCCAAAATTAAGTTCAGCCATGATTTAACTTTCTACGCGTAGGGATCGGTAATGGGTTGACCGCCGGGCGCGGGGATTGCGGGGGCCCGGCCATAATTACCGTAGAACCGGCCTAGCGCATTGGCGCCGCCACTAAACGCCGAACTACGCATCCCCGCGCCGGCCATCGCTGCGTTGCCTTGGTTGGCGGCGTCGTTCATATAGGCGTTGCCAATATTACCCGCCATGTTTGCGCCCGCCACGCCAACCTGATTTGCCGCCGTTTGACCCGTTCCAGATACGCCCGAAAGACGGTTAAACAAGGAATTGCGCTCACCCGCGTTGGCGTTAAAACCGGTTGTGTAGCGGTTAAACGCGTTTTGGTATTCTTGGCTACCCAGGTCTTGCCCATAGCGTTGAACACCCTTAAGCGTTGCACCCGACAACAGACCGCCACGACTGGCCGCACTACGGTCCAATGCCTTGACACCTTCCGACATACGGAACGCGGTGCCCGGATCGGCATTTTGGTCGTATTGAAAATCAAACGGTGTAGTTGTACCAAACTCACCACCCGCCGCAACACCCGCGCCTAGCCTGTTGACCGCGCCGGTGCCGGCAGCAAGATACGGTGCTTGGTCAGCGCGGGTTTGATCGTATTGCCGGCGCTGTTCGGCAATGGATGCCATAGTTGCTTCAGCCGACTTGTCTGCCGCATCTTTGGCGGCTTTATTGCCAAAATACCCGCTGACTAACCCCGTGCCTACTACAGCTCCTGCGACCCAAAAAGTCATGGTAAAACTCCTTTAACAGTATTTCCTGCCAAATACATTGTATTTGGGTCGGTTTCTACCAATTCCGTTTCGGCGTCCTCAATGGTAGCTGAATCCGTGCGATGGAAGGTTACGCAAAGGGCATCTGTTTCGGCATACACGGCGCGTTTTGTTCCGGGCATACTGCTCAATACGCAAGGGCCTGTAATACTCCGCACACCGTCATCCGTTGTTACGCTTACCGTGCCATACATGACGACGTAAAAATGTTCTTTTTTATGAACTTTTCCAATAACTAAAACGCCCGCCGGTCGCCAAACTTCACGGCAATACATGCCCCCGTGAAAAGTATGTTTTGTTTGCGGTTCGTATTGCGGCAGCTTTGAAACCTCAAACTGTAGTTTTTCTACGCGCTGTTGCATACCGTCATGTTTGGCTACGGCTTCCACTACGACACCTCCCGCCCGGAAGCGCGAATGTTGATCGCGCTGGCCGCACCCGCGATGGTGGAGATAAACCCGCCGGCTACCAGCACCTGGCCGACAATCTCAGGGAAAGTATATACCTCCGCAGCCGCTAGCGTCTTGGTCTTGGTAATCAGGTTCTGGTTGCCCGTCGTGTCGCCCGAGGTAACTATATTGACGCTCAACGCCGCCGGGCTGGCGCTGTAGTTGGTTGCGGTAAACTTGTCGATAATCGTGGTGACGTTCGACGCCGTATACTGCGTGGTCTGGATTGACTCGGCAGTTTTGGCGGGGATTAGCACTTTTACGGTAACGGTCATGACCTATTCCAGAAGTAGGATGTTGTTCGGCGCGGCTTGCATAATGACCCAATTAGTGCCGTCGGACACCAGTGTTGCCCAATTTCCGATTGCGTTTACCAGAATGGCCGTGCCAGCGGTTGTGCTGTCGATAGGCACAATGTTGCTGGTTGCCGACACCACCGTTTGCGCCTGCATATTCTTGACCGTAATATACCGACCAGGCCAAGCTGACGCGGCAGGGAAAGTCAACGTGAACGTCGAACCCGTCTTGTTGTTGATAATCCACGTGTCCGTTCCCGTAATCGTGTAGTCGGCGGTTTTGGTCAGGACGGTAGACAGAGGAACGTAATCGGTATTGGCAACCGCCGCCGAGATCGCCGTGCCATTACCCTTCAGCACGCCGGTGACGGTCGTCGAGAGCGTGATTGCCGGCGTGGTGGTATCGGTGGCTACGGTGCCCGCAAAGCCATTGGCTGACACCACAGACACGTTAGTTACGGTGCCGCCGGTGACGCTGCTGATAGGCTGCGCGGGTGGCCCTAATTGCAGTTCGTCAAGCGTGGTCGCGTTGCTACCGCTGCCGGTCAGGACAAACATATTGAGAAAAAACCGATACCACTCCCGCGCCATTAGGCCGGTGCGCTCATCAACGAACGGCACCCGAGGCGCGGGAATATTGGTTATGTTAAGTTCGGACATTAGCTGCTCGTTGGGGTGACGAACAGTTCAGCACCTACAATGGCAATCTTGACCGGATCGGTGCCGGACACTTCATACACCCGATCACGAATCTTCTCGGTCATGCCGAGCCGGCGCCAGATGGTGCGAAAGCCGTAAACGCCAATCCGGCCCATTGAGTTCCAGTGTTCGTTTGACCAAGTATGCCCCGCGTCATCTGACCAACGCAGCATGACCTGGGGGTCGTAACCGGCGGTTGCAAGAAACCCATTGGTGACTAAATAGTCGTCAGATTCCGTTATAAGGTATAGCCCCGCTTCGGTTAGTATTTGTTTAGTTTCGATGCCTGGGGTTTGAGCAAGGCCAACACCCGTTTCAGCGTCAAGTTGCAAGCTGTGGTGCGCGCTGCGCCTAAGGTTATTCTGGCCGGCGGGCAATGCGCGCCACGACCGCAACCATTTTTGCGTTTGGGTATCGTCAGCGTAAACGTCAAGGTCAAAGGCGTATAGACGCCCATCTTCGTAGTCTCCCACCACAATCTCGTCATTGAACGACATTTGGCAGTTGCTGCGATGACGAGCAAATTGCCCGTTTTCAAACGCGGCGCGTTCATGCCACAGTTGCGTGGACACGTCGTAAACCCATGTTGCCTCGGCAGAAGGAAATATCAGCACATAGAACGGGTGCCCGTCCTGTTGGTAGGTGTAGCCGATTGCGTCGGTGATATTGCCGTAGCTTTGGATGGCGTATTCAACCGCGTTGGTGGATATCCGCGCGGGCGTGTAGCCGTTGGCGCGGTAGACAATGCCACGGCCTCGGGCATCCGACCCTAGCCAGAACACGCTGTTGTCCAGCTTGGCTACCGAATACGCAGCTTCACAGCCGACCTCCATAAATGCGCCTTGAATCCGCGCCATCGGAAAGTCCGGCGTGCCGGCGTCATACCAAACCTCAACACTGGTGCTGCCAAACAAAAATATCTCGCGGTGGTCTACAATCAAGGCTACCACGTTGTCGGGGTAACCTTCCGCGCTGGCAAAATCTAACGGGTCAACAGCGGTGCCGTCTAGCAAGCTAGTTACCCAAAACTTTTGCGAATTGGGTTCGTTGAACACGAAGTAACCGTCAAGGTAACTGACCGAGCCGGCACCGGGGAAATCGTCGTCCGTAATTTCGGCAAACACCGCTGTCGAGGTGTTGTAGATGTAACTCAACGGATTACAGGCAATAAATATCTGCGTGCCGTTGTCGGCCATGCTGACCGGACCGCTGCCGGTTACGGTGCCGAGCAGGGTGATAACCCAATCGGTAGTCAGGCTGTAGAACTTATCGTCGGACACCACATAGGCAACACCGTTGGTCACCCACAGCCCGCGAATAGGCCCGGCGCCAACGGTTGTGATTAGACGCAAGCCGGGGCACCGCAGCAGAAAGCCCGCTTCTTTCCCGCCGCTGCCATCCGGCACCGCTTCGGGAAACAAGTTGACCATACGGTTATCGGCAGCGTTGACCGACCGGGCTACGTAGCTGCCACCTAAGATGGGTGATTTCACTTAATAATTGCCGCTAAAAATATTGAACCGTTGGCGAGTTGCTACAATACTATACGGCAGGCTCATCACATCGTCGGGGTTATTGATCCGCTTGATATTGCGCTTGCTACTCATCGCAATCCGTTGCACTTGGGGCGGCGGCTCAACGCCAAACTCGGCAGCAATCTCGCAGGCTAGGTTAAACCGAAACGCCCGCAGATAGCCTGGCGGAATCACTAAGTCCGTTATCAGCGTAGCCGGCTCAACCAATTCGGTGACGCTAATGAAATGCCACTCCAACGCCTTAGTCGGCACCGGGTAGATATACATATTGATGTTCGGCATATCCATGTTGATCCACAATACTTGCGGATATGTCGAGGTGACGGTCTTAACTGCAATACCGTCATACTGCTGCTGATTGATAATCTTGATGCCAAAGCTGATGTTGTTTGACGGATCGCGGAAGTAAGTTGAATCGTCTACTTGCACTGGGCGGTTGCCCACAAAATCGCCAGTGGGTCCAAGAGTCCGTGAGATAAGACCCTGCGTCCACGTAAACACTTGGTCTTGCGTTGAAAATACAGACAAACGTTCAGACGACCAGCTATCCAACATCTGGTTCATCGCGGTCAAGGCATCTTGCGAAGTCGCTGCCGATGGCGTTTCGCCTTCGGCCAATTGACCAATTAGCCGCAACGCGCCATTGATCTGATCGCCAGCCGTGGTCGTCATGCCGCAAGCTCCTTACGCGGGCGCCCGCGAGGTTTTGCCAATTCGTTTACCGATTCGGGCAGCGAAGGGCGCAACAACGCACCAACGTCGTAGCGTTCCCACCCGTTCGTTTCGTCGCATACCGCTTCGGCCTCGGCAATCGCAACCTTACTGCCGTGAATAGGGTGCCGCAGGTAAATGACCATAATATCCCCTAAAAACCACCTCGCGGCTGTTACACCGCGAGGTGTTGTTACTTAAGCTACCCGGTAAACGGAATACGCTGCCGTGCCGGTTTTGCGGAACAGAAACTGTGCCGCGCCACCCACGCCAGCCGCACTGCCGGTAATAGCAACCAAAAGGTTACCCACCGAAGTGATGCCAGTGCCAACTACAAAGGTAAGAACACCAGACGAAGTGCCAAGATTAACCACGTTCAACAGAAAACAGCTATTGGTTTTAAGGTTGGTCATTGTTGCGTCAATCAAAGCCGCCGTAGGCAGCGTGTAAGACGCTGCGGTAGCGGTCGGATCGCACACCAAAAGCCCACCAGTGACTTGAGCAACAGACAGCGTTGCGGTTGCAGTTGCCGTTTGCGGTGCCGCTTGGGTTTCCATTACCTGCTCGTTAAGATTGCCATCGGTGTATTGATAGCCGCCACCAACTGAAGGAAGTGCCATGATTGTTTCTCCTAAAAATTAAGATGCCCCCGCACCAGGCGGGGGTAGTTTTATCAACCCCAGATACGGCAAGCCATCGCCGGGCGAATGGTTGAGAAGCCATACAGCACGTCAACACGGCAAGGCATACGGTCGTTGTTGATATCGTACTGACGCACGATACGCATCGAAATACCGTTATGCACTTGGCGAGAGGCCATATCAACACCTTGCGGCAGCAAGAGGTCAGCCGTAGCCAGCGTGATCGCGTTCTTGTGATATACCAAGTTTTGCGGATACACGGTGGACGCGGTGCCCAAGAACGTCAGCGCAGCCGACGCAGCCGGGAACGCGTCAACCGTAGCCAACGCGTTAGTCGCGGTGTACATCGGGGGCTGGAACGCAATAGTAGCCGAGGTGCTGGTCAAGGTCTGATCGGCAGTCACGACAAACTGTTGCAGGCTACCCGTGCTAAGACGGGTTTGCGGGTTGACCGCGTAAACGGCAGCGATGGTAAAAATATCGCCTTGTTTGATGGTCTTGGTGCCGCTGGTGTACGTAATATCCAGCGTCGTCGCACCTTGAGTTGCAGGCACGGTGGACGCGCAGATCGGCGCAACCGGAAGGCTACCGACGGTGTGGTTGACAATCGACTGCGACATATTGATTTCGTCGTAGCCGAGAACACCCTCACCCATCATGCCGGTCTTGAACTGGCGGGAAATCGTGCCCGTCGGGTTGAAGAAACCAGTCATGCCGTTGACCAGCGCAGCGTTAGCCGCCGGGTTAACGGTCGCGTAACGCGGCGACATTGGCGCAGCAAATTCGCTCAGCTTCTGTTGCGCTTGCAACAGCACAAGCGAAGTAGCCGGCGTCGTGCCCGGAGTGCCAACAGACGAGTAAATCGACTTGTAGGCGTTAGCAACGTCAGCGTCCACACTAGCCGCCAATTGGCTGATACGCGGTTTCAAGACACGTTCCGCGAAATCGTCCAACTGCATCGTCAGTTCGGCAGACGTAAAGTTAATGCCGATGTGCTTCTGGCTGGAAACCGTCAGCGTGGTGTATTGCTCGTTGTCGTCCTGAACTTGCAGGGCGGCGCCGTCCGTCACCAGCGCGCGATCCGGCAGACGAATCCGCAGGGTCGAACCGATCTTGGCGCCTTCGACGGCAAAGCTGTCATCGTATTCTTTGTTGCAGTTGCGGGAAATTACCAGGTTGTTCTCCAGAATTTCCAGAGATTTCCTCGTAATCATATCAATGGTAAGCAGGCTGTTAGCCATGAATGAAACTCCTAAAAAGTATTAACGGTGGCCCTTAGACTCCTGCTTTTTCATCTGACGTAACCGTTCAGCTTCAATCCACTGGCTTGTACTCATAGTTTTTATTGAGCGTGGGTCAGTAGTATCAAAATTGGTCGATCCCCCATTTCGGGGTGTGACAGGTGAAATCGGCGCAGATGCCTTCGAGGTTTGTTTAGTTACCGGCTCAGAAGCAACTTTTGCTTCCAAACGTCCTATTTCTTTTGCTTGCAAAAACGGTGCTAGTCGGGCAATACGATCAGCTTCTTTCGGATTGGTGCCTAGATAGTATGCAATATCCGGCCCGTTGTCCGATGCTTGAATTGTTTGCGCCATCACGTCGGTGATTGGTAGCTTGGGGTTATACGCGACCTGTTCAAAGTCCTCGTATTTATCCCGCGCCGCTTCTTCCTTGTCGTGATAACCGCCAAGCAATTCTTGCTGCTGCTTTGCAAACTGCTGCTGCTGGACAATCTGTTGCGCCTTGGAAGTCGTCAATGCTTCAACGTATTCGTCGGTCGTAGCAAACTGATCTTGCCGCACTTGCTCTACAGGAACTGGCTTTGGTGCTTCGGCTTGTTTCTGTTCGCGTTCCCACTTGCGCTGTTCTCGTGCAAGCCGCTTACCGATGGCCGCGTCCAAATCCTCCTGGGTAAATACCTTTGGAGTTTCTTTCGGCTCACCTTCGGGTGCTTCTACTGCTTCCGGCGCATTTACTACGGGTTCAGGCGCAGCCGTTGCGTCCTGTTCCGGCGCGGGCACTTCCGCTATTACTTCGTCAGACATGGCTCGATTCCTTGGAATCCCCAGTGAAACCTCACTGGTAAGGTTTGGTTATTTACGTTCAATCCAATTCAGTGTGGCTTCATCCCACGCATACATTTTGCCATCAGTAGGCATCGGGGTGGGAGATTCCCATCGGCAAGTTTGCTCGTTCAACAACCACGACGGATACGGAGTTGGCGCAATGAAAGCGTCCCGTGCTGCGTCAAAGGTGTAGCCGATACCCGCGTAGTTCTTTCGCATATTGCCATGATAACTAGTCTGCTTCCAGTCACCGCCCAGCAAACGCTCACAGAACGCAGCGCCTATATGCTCTAGTTCAACGCCTTCTGCGTTTGCAGTATCCGCATTGCCGACCACGATCACTTGAGTGACCAAGCCGTTTTTAATTTGTGCAAAGTGTGCCATTAGAAAGTTATCGAGCCGGAACCCGTCCATTTATACACTCGGTAGCCGCCAGCTACCGTAATGGTTGGCGAACCCGTTGTTGAAGTTGCGGCAGGGAAAGCGTCTGAATACCGGACGATTACAATGCCTGAACCGCCAGCCCCGCCGCTAGCAGACGCGCCGCCAGCGCCGCCACCGCCGCCGCCTGTATTTGCAGTTCCGGCAGCGCCAACGCCGCCAGTGTTTCCGTTGCCACCACCACCAGTGCCACCTGTTCCGGCTGTTCCGCCATTTGCACCACCACCACCACCACCGGCATAAGTTACCGACGATCCGCTGATGCTGCTGGCAGTGCCTACGCCGCCATTACCTCCAACCGCAGGGTCTTTGTTGCCATTTGCGCCAACCGCACCGGCACCGCCACCACCACCACCGCCTAGATTTGTGCCGTTGAGCGAACCGACACCGCCATCGTTTCCTTGTGACGGTGATGTTGACGGAGTATTTCCTGTGCCGCCAGCGCCACTGACCGGCCCACCACCGCCGCCACTGCCGCCGTTACTACCCGCTGCGCCTTGCCCACCATTACCGCCGCCAGCAGAAGTAATGGAAGAAAAAACACTAGCAACGCCAACGCTACCCGTAGCGCCGCCAGCGCCAACGGTTACTGTGTATGGGGTACCAAGAGCTATCGAAAAACCGGTTGCCGTTCTAAAACCACCCGCACCACCGCCCCCTTGCCCGTTACCACCTGACGCGGCTCCACCCCCACCGCCAGCAACGACAAGGTATTCAACCGCAGAAAGCACGTTTGTAGCCTTGCGAGTAAAAAAGAAATTAGGGGCAGCAAACATTATGCGAACGCCTGTGCGAAGGTGCCATACCAAACCGAGGCTATACACACAAAGCTAAGAATGTCCACGCCGGTTGTGGCCGTTGTGGTGATCGTCGGAACGGTGCCGCCCGGCCACTTAACGCCGGTAAAGGTTGCTGTGCGCGACCCGGTTCCGTCTTGAATCAGACGCACAATAAACGAAGTGCCAGAAGTTGCAGTCGGCATTGTAAACGTGCAGTTACCCGTCAACGTGTAGGAAAGAACCGTCCCGCTTGCAAGCGCGATGGTCTGCGTGGTCGATGAGTTGACAATGGCTGGCGCGGTTTCAAGGTAGGCCGTAACAGTTGGATTTGTCAAAACCGGCGTAGTCAGCGTCTTGTTCGTCAGCGTGTCGGTCGTAGCCCGGCCTACCAAGGTGTCGGTAGAGGTCGGCAGTGTGAGTGTGCCGGTATTTGAGATAGTCGCAATAATCGGCGCGGTTAGCGTCTTGTTTGTCAGAGTGTCTGTCGTAGCCCGGCCAACCAATGTGTCCGTAGAGGTCGGCAGTGTAAGCGTACCGGTGTTTGAAATCGTGGCTATGATCGGCGCGGTTAACGTCTTGTTCGTCAGCGTGTCCGTTGTAGCCTTGCCCACTAGGGTGTCTGTAGAGGTCGGCAAGGTCAGCGTCGGCGTGCCGGCCACCGCAGGCGTTACAATCGTTGCGGTGCCCGACGTGCTGCCCGTTATGGCTACAGCTGTGCTGCTAACCGATCTACCTGCGGTCAAATTGCTTACCGCAACATTGACGGTGGTGCCGGACTGAACAATCGGCAATACCTCTGCGCCCGTTAGCGGCGTAGTGGCTGCGGCGAGCGATGAAATTTTTACGTTAGCCATAATTTTTTAGGACTTCATAATGTAGCAAAGCGCGTAATACGGCGGGAGGTTCTGGTTTGTGCCGCTAACGCTTCCAACCGGAACTGCGTTAGTGACGCTGGCGAAACCGGTGCTTGATGTAATCGCGCCCAACGCGGTATTACTTCCCGCGCCGCCAGAGAGCGCCGTGCCGGCAGCACCATAGGCCGTGGTGGTGTGCGTGTGCCCCGCGTCTGTGGCTACGTGGGTGTGAGTAACAACAACCGCGTCAGCAGTGCCGCCCGTTGCATTTACGGCGTATGTTGACCCGGCGCCTACGACAAACCGATCCCGAAGGTTTGGTGTGCTTAAGGTGCCGTCGCACAACAACCAGCCGGTCGGAATAGACAAGACACTTCCGGACCACAGAATAATCATGCCGGCAACAAAACTGGCCTGCATGGTCGGCAAAGCACCGACGCCGTTGCTGGTCAACACTTGCCCCGTAGTGCCTACCGAGGCTATGGATTGCAGTGCCCCCGTGGCCGTAGTGCCGCCGCATATCACCGCATAGGCCGTAGCCGTTGCACGCCCGGTGCCGCCTGACGGAACCGGCAGAGGGTTACCAATACCCGCCATGCCGGAAATATCGTCGGCACTCCACAACTGAACATCGTCGGTGGTTTTCAATACAAATTTGTACGCGACGGTGATATCTAGCCAAACTTCGGTGGTGCCGGAAACACGCCCCGCTGAATCCAATTCAATCGGGTTCGCATTAGCGGTTGCGCCGGTGCTACTGGTGTACGTAGTTTGCGGCGTCGTAGTGCCTGCGGCGTAGGTATACAACCTGCCGCCGGACAAGGGCACGCCGTTGGAATCAAAAAACTGCCAACCCGCGCCAGCAACTGGAGAAAGACCGACGGTCATCTTTGCTTACTCATAAATGAATGTTAATTCCATTGTGCCCGCAGTCAACACATATAGGCCCCGGCTAAACCCGATGCCGCTATCCGCGCCACTTAACGCATAATTTTCCGCGGCCTGCGGGGTTAAAATGCTGATGATCGTGCCGTCTGCCGCTGTTTGTGTTGCTGAGTCATAGACCGTTATGCGCGGCGTGGCTGATGCAGAACTACAAAATATACCCTTAAGTTTGCCAAAGCCCACTTTAATCGTGGTCTTGTTCGGCACACTGGCAGTCACGCTTAGCTGGTAGTAATGGGCCATGTTTGTTCCTATTCGTAAATGAACGTGACACCAACAGTGCCGCCGATCACTACATACAAGCCCTTGCTAAACCAGATGCCGCCATCGTCACCCGTCAACGCATACATTGTGTGTGCGCCAGGCACAAACTCCGCAATTATCGTTACCGCGCCCGTAGCCGCCGTTGCGGAGTCATAGACCGCAATGGTCGGCGTGGCAGACGCGGTGCTGCACATGATGCCCTTGAGCTTGCCAGCGCCAACTTTAATTTGCGTGGTTGCGCTGATGTTTAGATAGTTTGATGCCATGATTTATCCTATGCCAAGAAGCGCAACTTGTAGAGCGTGCGAAGATATATTTCGACAATGTTGTCGATAAGCTGTTGCAACGAAGAATCAGATTTGTCGCACACATCATACCGAATCAATTCAATTTCTTTCAGTTGATCTTCCAGAAACTCAATAATGTTGGTCGTTTTCTTGGCCGACATAAGCGAGATTGGGCCAATCAGACCATTCCGGCCTTGGTAGGCTTCGGCAAAGTCGTCGGCAGCGCCCACGATACGATCGTAAAAGATGTTCAGGGCTACGTGTTTGGCGTAGCTGCGGGTGTTCAAGTGGACGCTGTGCGCCACATCGCGCGCTAGGAACAGCATCCCTACAAAATCACATGCTTTGGTCACTGTGGCATCCCCATCGGTGGCATTTGTTGTGGCATCTGTTCCATACCTTGCGGTGGCATTTGTTCCATGCCCTCTTGCGGCATTTCGGCCATACCCGGCATGTCGGTGTCACGTCCTGGCATCTCGCTCACCAGATCGCCCGAGGTAATCATGCCATGCACGGTTCCCAAGACTATATCCTGAATCTGTTCTGGCGACATGCTGGCCTGCACCGCGCTGATACGTTTGGTTTCGGCGTCGTAGGCTTTGACCTCGGCCTCAAACTGTTTGACCTGCAAATCTTGCGCTTCCATCGACTTGTTGACGTTTTGCAACATCATGTGCATCTGATCCATCTCTTTAGCCATCGCTTGCATCTGCTGATTGGCTGCTTGAAGTGCCGGATCGTCCTCGTTGGACAGCAGTTTCGGGTCGATGGTCTTGGCAAACCGTGCGGCCATTTCCTGCGCGCCCGGCCAATCCATGTGTTTGATGAACAGGTCGCCGGCCACCGCCCACAGTTGCGGGTTGCCTTGCAGCAGTTGGCTCATGGCGTCTAACGACTCTTGCCGTTTGGTCATGTAACTCGGGCCGGTCGTGACCGCCACGTCGTAGGTGCCAACACCGGGGTTATAGATTTTCTTGATGACGATGCCGCGCTCGTCCTGAATCTTCTTGACCGGCATCGGTTGCGTCGGGTCGATAGCCGCTTGATCCGTTTCGCCGTCTATGCCGATGATGCGGGCAATGCGTTGCGTGTCGTAAATCTTTGGGATCAGATCGACCAGTTGCCGCGTCGCGTAGCGAATGGCGCGCGCCAGGTTGTCCACATAATGGTAGGTGCCGGTATCCGACTGCTTCTCGCGCGCCAGAATCGCCCGCCCGGAGCGTTCGTTGCTGGTGGCGCCAAGGCTAGAGTCATACTGGCCTGTCGAACTTTTAATGTCGTCGGATGCGCCCGCTTTAGCTTGCAGGAGGCCACTGGAGGCCATCGGCGGTTGCGCCCGCGACGGTAGCGGCAATGGCCCGCCCTGGCCGTCGGTTACGTCGGGGTTGACTTCCAGATACGGCCAGTTGTTGATGTTGGCCGTTTTCCACTGTTGCTCGTAACCCTCAAACTGACCGCCGTAGCCAATAAACGGTGCCTTTGGCGCCAAGGCCAGCATTTCCGCTTCTTGGCTTACCCAATAGTTATACATGCGCTGCGCGTCTTTGGCGTTTCGCACCAGACCGCTAACATACATACGGCCATCAATCTCAAATTCGTTGCCGACCACGCGGATAACGGGGATAAATTTGCCCATCCAATCGCGTTTTTCTAGTATCTCAAAACCGTTGGTTTTGCACCATTTGACCGACCTAACGTCCACATCCCGCGTCTTTATCGGCTTCAAACCCATCATTTCGGCTTGCTTTGCCTCGGGCGAACCGGCCATCGCGGTGATGCCGCTGTGATACTGGTGCAGTTTCTTGGCTTCATGCTCAATGTAGAAGTATTCCGCGATCCGTACCGTGTCTTGGTTGATCCACGCGCTCAGTTGCCCGTCGCCCACGCCGTATTGCAGGCTGGACAACGTAGCCGCGTCTGGAAACTGGCGTTCGTAGTCCTCTTTGGTGATTTCTTGGCATATAAAGCACCATTCGGCGTCCGAACCGCAGGGGTCTTGGATCGTTGGGTCCATATAGACGCTAAAACTGTCGCGTATGCGCCCAATTCGCAGGTCTTGGTCAAAGCTGTCGTCGTTGCAATACTCGGTCAGGATGCGAAAGTAACCCTCGCCAAACGTTACCTGGTTGTCGCAGGCCGTGTCATAGGCTACGTCGGCGTCCGAGATATACTCAATGTGCCGCACAATGCCGTTGAATATCTCGGCCACCTCAATGTCGGCCTTGTCGTCAGCGGGAATGACCTTGCCGCTAGGCCGGTTCTGCCGCTGGTCGTTGGTGACTTGCAGGACGTGTTGCGGCAACTTGTTGATGGTCAGGCACGGGCGCGCATTGATCGTCTGGCCTTGCACTGAACCGCGTGTTGCCAGCACGTCTGCCGGCCATTGCCACTGGTTGTCGGGTGAGGCCGCACGAAAGCGCAGGTCGTCCAGTTCGTCCTCGCGGCTGTCCGAATACGCCGAGATCGCCATTGTCAGGCGCGTACGCATCGTCGCCAGCATCTCGCCGTTGCCACGGTCGGACTTGGTGCCGCCCGACGCTACGGCGCCGGCTTCGTTAATGCCTGTGTCCTGATAGGCCACTATTTAACCTTCTTCTTGCCCGCCGCAGCGCGCTTGACGGAATAGGCGATTGCCACGGCCTGCTTGACCGGCTTGCCCGCAGCCACTTCAGCCCGAATGTTTTTTCGGAAGGCGGCGGGAGATTTTGACTTAACGAGGGGCATGTTAGCGTTTCTTTGCAGTTTTGGCCGATTGCTTGAACGCCTTGGCGGTCGGCGCACCGGGGGCACTTGGCTTACGCATCTTCTCTTTGCTGCCCGCAGCGATACGGTCGCGTTTGGCGTTGATGTTGGCGTAGAGTCCAGGTTTCATATCAGCACTTCCACCGTTTAAGAGAGGCTTTTGCGCGTTCTGCCGGGCCTTTGGCCTTGGCTACCACGCCAGACATTCTGGCGCAAAACGATGCTTTGCGCCCTTTGTCGGCAGCAGTCTTGGGGCTAGGCGCGGGGGCTTTCAAATTGCTGCCGGTCGCCGCGTTATACTTAGCGCGCCCTTTGGCGGTCAGGCCGGCGCCTTGGCTAACGGAACGTTTCTCGCCACGGCCAACGGATAACGACACGCTTTTCTTCATGACCCCATCCATGAGTTAGTTACGGCGTTTGATTGAGAGTTTACGCGCCGCACAGGCTCGCGGTATTCGCGGTGCGCGACGGGGAAGGCAAAGGTGACGGCCAGCGCGTCAGCGGCATCCGGTGAGGCTAGTCCACGACTACGCATCTCTTTTTTCCCCTCAAGGAAAATCGTGCCGCTGCTGTTAGGCTTTTTCATGGGGCCGACCAGATCAGCTTTTAGCTGGCGGTCGCTTGGAATGGATGCTGTTTTCAACCAATCCTTCATGGTGCCCCGCATTTCCGCCCGCTTGTTGCCCCACATAATAGAGTTCTTGGCCTTCCAGCCAAAGTTTACCCCGCGTACCTTATAACGCTGCTCCGTCAACCTGTCAAGTATGCCGTAGCCGAGGCCACCTTCGTCGATTACCGACAGGATCGGCTTGTATTCCTCTATGGCGTCGATCACCCGCCCAACAATCGTCATGGTGTCCTCGCCCGAGTAGCGTTTGATTGCCACAATGTCGCGCCCCTGGCGCACCACCAGCACGGTTGAGTCGGCGCCCCCTCGCGCCGGGTCGATCCCTAATACTATGGGTGCGGTGGTGTCCTTCCACTTGTCGCGGTTCATGGCGTCCTCGACCAGCATGGGTTTGATGAACTGATCCTCGCCCGCGTCGGGGAATTCACCATACACCTCAACCTTGGCCTGCGGTGAGTCTTCGCCATACTCCGCAATAATCTGCTCGTATACCTTCTTGTCGGTGTCCTCGACGGTGCGCGCGTCCACGCTGCGAGTGTTCCAGAAGGCGCGCTTGGCGTGGAAACACTCAAAAAAGTAGCCCTCGTTGCGGCGCGGGTTGCTGAAGGCAAACCAATACCGGTCTGGCGTGTTCTCGGTAAAGAACCCCGCGCCCACCTCCCATATCGGGTTGGGGATACCGCTTGACTCGTCAAAGATCAACATCATGCCGTCTTGATTATGCACACCCGCGTAGCTGTCCGGATTCTCCGCCGACCAGAGTTTGCCCTCTGCCGCCCAGTAGCGTGTGCCTTTCTTCAGGTCGCGCTCGACTAATTCGCACAGCCACTGCGCCGGCACCAGCTTCGTTGCGCTAATCTCAAACCAGTGGTTGTTGATGGTCATCGCTGCCCACTTGGTCAGCTCAGCCCAGGTCACCGACCGCAGTTGACTCTCCGAGTTGGCGCTGATGACGATGCTGCCACCGATGCGGGTGGTCAGCATCCACAGCACCAGCCAACTGACCAGTGCCGACTTGCCGATCCCGCGCCCGCTGCTAACGGCTTCCCGCAGGGTGTCCATCTGCACCTTGCCTTTGTTACCTTGTATATGCGCCTTAATGTCGCGCAGCACCTGCCGTTGCCACGCGCGCGGGCCTTTGAACTTATGCAGCGGGGTGTTCTTCTGCCCCCACGGAAACGCAAACAACACGAACGCCTCGGGGTCGTCGGCCAGTGCCGGCGACCATAGCTCCACCATCAACTTCTGTTCTTCGTCGGACTTATAGATGGGCTGTTGCATCGGGTTCCACGTGGATCATCCGCGCCGGGGGGCGCCGGTGCGGTTGCGCGTCCTCAACCTCGACTGCTTGGCCGTCGATCACCCTTGCGCGGGCTTCCTCAAGGGCGGTTAGCACACTGATCTTCTGATACACGTCCACACTGATCTCGGTCTTGGCCGTCCAACCGTGCACGTGTTGCAGGATCGCCAGGCTCGCTTTAGCGTCGCCCTGTTCCGACGCCTCGTTCAGTCGGCGGGCGGCTTGCATTTCGTTGTCGGCCTTGCCCTTCTGCGCGGCCATCTCGGCCAATGGGTCAAATTGGCACAATTGGCGATACTCCGTGGGGAGCATCCCGGCCGCTAGCGCCAGTGAATCCCCTTTTAAACCTAAATTTGCAGCAGTGTATATGGCGTTCAAGCGTTGCTCTGTCGCCTTGACAACGCGCGGTGTGAACGGGAGTGACTTGAACATAGCCCGTTTATAGCACGACTGTTTCTTGTTTGCCAATATGACAATTTTGCCTATGTTTGCTTGGCATACAATTTTTGCAAGGTATTGATTGTTGACTCGGATGCTTTAGCTTCAAAATCTACCACCATAAATGACCGCGATACCGCGTATACCTCCCGTGCCAATTCAAACACAACCTTAAACGTATCCAACGCAACAAAAGCAAAAATATCGCACGCATCTTGGTTAGCTGGTAAACCACTAAATTTATACGCCGGCGTATCCCCCGCCCGGCCTTCGGTAGCACACGTTGTAGTTTTGACTTGCACAGTAAAGAAATGCCCCCGCCCAAAGTCTCCGATAACATCGTATTCGGCGGTGTTACACGCCGGCAAAACGGCAAAAACGCCGCACCGTTCCAATACCGCGCAGACTAAGTATTCTCCCGCAGCGCCGGTATGCCTGGGCACGTGGGTTTGGTTTGCCCAAGGGCCGTAACTGTCGCGCGCGGCGGCGCGCCTGCTGGTCTTAGCCGCCAGAGTTTCCGGCGGTAAAACCGCATACGAGGGTGCTAAGTCTTTAACGCTCACTGTCGTAGGCAATCCGTTTTTGCTTAGTGTGACGCGACCGGACTTAACCGGTATGGGCCGGGTGGTGCGGGCGTTTCGGACGCGGCCTTCTGGCGATATTTCGTATAGCCCTTCGTAACCAGTGATTGGCTTAAACATACCAAATTCCTAATAAAAAATAAAAATAATTTTAGCACATCTTTTTTAATTGTAGCTGTTTATTTTTCAAATTGTTCACAAACGATGCCGTGACCGACACGGCCAGCGCAAGGCCCTCCCTCCCCCCATGCTCCAAGTTAGTGTGCCCTCACTTCAAAGTTAGTGTGCCCTCACCTCAAAGTTAGTGGGCACTTACATCAAAGCCGGGATCGCATTGGGTTAGTGGGCACTCACAGACTGTCACCTGGTAGCCTGCAACATGTAGTTTTTTGTATGTAACCTCCTTGCAGTTTGCATGTAGTCGCCTTGCAAACGTGCATTGCGGGCTGGGCAGTTATGGGCACTATTGGCAATATTGTCATGCCGGAAAAATCGCGCCCAAAACGGAGGAGATTACGCGCCAGTGCCATATATATACTTTTTAC